AGCATCTCCGATCTCCAAGCTGTTGAGTGCTTGGGTAAATGCGTTCCTGTATTTTTTCCTGTCGCTTACGATAGGAACATCTTTAGTTATTTTGTAGTTCATTCTCTCTCCTTATGATAAATATTCTTCTAAAATTTCACGATTGTTTGATCGTTTTATTAACACTTCAAATAGTGTATTTAATGGTGTTAATTGATTGCTAAATACATCATCTTTAATGGTATCTAGTAATTCATATATTAATTCTTGATCAGACTTTTCTTTTGGCAATATTATTTTTGCTATTTCTCTACTCATTCTCTCTCCTTTTTTTATCAAATAGTTTTCTTTGTTGTTCATGTTCATCAATTTGCATCATGTCTATTAGATCTTCTGTCGTGTGCGGACTTGGTATCTTTTGTTCATGGTTAGTGTTAGACCATTGGATAAGTTCGCTATCATCTTTGTATATGATTTGAGTTTTCCAAGGCTTGTCTTCGCTTTTGCGTTCGTGCAGTAGCATCTTGATCCCTTTTCTCCATTCCTCCAAGCGAATGAGTTTGCGTTGTTGATCTACTTTATCTTTATACTGCGTCATGGTTCAGCTCCTTTGTTGATATTATGTTGACTTCTGTATAGTGTGGCTCTCCATCACATCCGTTAATTTCAGCTAATTTTTCAGCTTGATCTTTTGTTTTTGCTTTTATAATTAATTTATGGCTCTCAACCACATCAACTATTACTTCATAAGTTTTACTCATCTGACATATCCTCGCTGTTTGCTGTATCAAATAAATCTCCAACTGCTATGCTTATAACAGGAGTATCAGGATGATCATAGTCTTCATACTCATCCTCGTATTCTGAAATGAAAGCTACATTAAATTCTTCTGCAAGAGGATCTAAAATGTAGTCTTCATTGTTGCCACCATAACGGAATAGATCAATGACATTGTCTTGCTTGTCTGTAGCAAAGTGCAAACAATTTTCTTCACAAATAAAGTATCTAGTTCTTTTGCGATCTTTTTCTACAACAGTAAATCCTTGCTCTTGTAAAGATTTGCTGTTCTTTATATCTGCCAAAGGTATTGGCCTTGTTGGTCTGTAATATGTTGACATAGTTATTTCCCCCTTATATTTTTTTCGTTTTTAATTATGAAAGCTATCAATACTATTGAAAGTATTGAGTAGCTAATTATTTCTATTGTTGTCATTCTGATACCCCCTTTATTTGTGCAAAGTCATTACAATTAAAACAATAACCATTACGACTTGCGAAGTCTGTTATTGGACTGCCGTTTTGATCGTGCGTAGCCACATTTAAAGACTTACATTCCAAGCAATATGGCTCTTGGTTTTTGCGATACATTTCTTTGCGAAAGTATTTTGCGTTCTCATAGTCTTGTTGTGCGTATGCGACTATGCTATCAAGCATATATTCAATTTTTATTTTGTTATTGAGCAGATCAAGTAGCAAATCTATTTCTGCTTCGCTATCAAATTTTTCTACCCAAGATTCAAGATCCTCAATGCTAATCATTTGCTTTCCCCCAATCAATAGGTTCTTCTGTAAAAGAATGTTCCGTATTAATTTGAATGATTGTTCCATTTAAACAAACAGGTATATGTTCGTTGATCTCAACACTTCTTAAATTATTTTTAGGATACATTCCAACGTAAACTTCTGTTGGTCTGCTATAAAATATAGTTCTTAATAGTGCTACACATTGTTCATTGTTTAGCTGATTAACTAAGTCAAACATTTTTATTTGTTCACCATAATATGTTATTTCTGTCGGCTCACTATCCATTAGCTTTTCTCCTCATAACCAAAGATTTGGTCATTCTTACTTCTGATTTCTGCGACCATATCATTAAAGTTATATTCTCGTTGTTCGCATTCAGGAGCAAACTCTCTATCAACTATCTCCCAATTTTCAACGACATAAACTCCGTTATCAAAGTTATCAGTATTAAGCTGTTTATAAGTGCCTACTCCAAGAGATAGTGTGCTACCGATATAATTTCCCATGATCTGCGATAGCCTTGCGATCGCATAACTTGGATCAGCTTGACACCTAACTCCATACAATTTAGCAACATGAAGTAAAGGCTCGACTGTATCTCGCCCTCCGTGCCAATGTAGATATAACGACCTCCAATCTTCTTGTGGTCTGTTATCTTCTTTTATTGTTATTACAGCTCTATTACCCATTTTTAAGTCCTCCTATAAAATAATTAAAGCGATTATTACAAGTGCTAAAGCGATAGGCTTTAACACATACCAATTAAATTTTTCTAACCCTTTCATGTTAGAAAAAAATTCTTTTAAGTTTTTCATTGTTCACTCTCCCAAGAGCACTTGTAGATCTCTATTTCATCTTTATTATTCATAAACTCCCAATCTTGTTCTTCTTCGTGTCCTTGTCTTTCTGCATCTTCCCAAGATGTTGCCATGACATAACACTCCTCAACTTTTTTGGATACTCTAACGAGTCTATATTCAATTAATTTACTACTCATTTTTCCCCCTTAATATGTTTAATTAAATCTGCGTATCTTTGCTCGTCTTGTTGTGTTGAACAATAGTTTTTTAGAACAACATTTAGAGCAAATACAAGCATTTCTTTTTGTGATTTGGTTAGTTTCATTTCTCCCCCTTCATGAGTTTTATAGATACAATTTCGTCATTGTAAAAACAATGCTTTGACATAAGTTTTTGCAATTTAGTGTATAACTCAACTAAGTTATCGCATTGAATTGTATATACCCTGTCATGTGTAAATGTTATTTCGTAGTTCATTTTTCCCCCACTTGATTAAAATAATCCTCAACTTTAAGTCTTAAACCAACGAAATCTTTTTGAGTTAATACAAATTCTTGATCTGATTCATAACATTCTAAATTGTCGTTGATTTGATTTTTAATTGGATTGTGCATTTTCTTTGCTTGAAAATACTCATGGTTTAAGTCTATTAGTTTGCTAACAATGGCAAGTTCTTCTGTTGATAAGTTCATTATTTAACCCCCATTTTGATACAAAACTCTATGAGTTTGCTTTCTAGTTTAAGCATGGTTTTATTATTAATGTCGTAATGGTTTAGTGCCTTGATAATATATCCGTGCATTACTTCTTTAATATCAGGCATATCTAACCATTCGTTAAATTCTAACTCCATGTCTTTTTTGATTTCTTGTAGTATCAACTTTTGATATTCTTGTTGATAACGTTTTAGTTCAGATTTGTATGTGGATATATTTCGTTCTAGTTCATTAATCCTTTTTGCTGTTCTTGAATCTTCTGTTGATTCAGTAAATGTTGTATTCATATTAACTCCTTTTTGAAGTTATAATCGCCCTCATTCATGCTTTCAACCCATGTCCATTCTCCATTTATTTTATAAAGAATATCTTTAAAACATGAGCCACCACCATGAACAACTAGAGCAATATCTCCACACCAACCTGGACAATCAGGAGTATAGTTTTTTATTACTGCAACATTATCTAAATGGTCTATTGTGAAATCGCCATTTATAGTTCTTCCATAATGTAGATTTAATGCTTTCGCAATATTTTCTTTTTCTTTTGTATTCATATTAGTTCTCCTTTTTAATTTGATACAAGGTAATTATACTATACTTTTATACACTTCTTCAACAAATAATAGACAAACTTTAATGATAAGCATAGATAAAACAAACACTCAATAAACACTCTTTTATTGTCTTGCCCACCCTCGCACACCCACGACCAAAAAATTTCAGACCATAAAACGTGCGACCTTTTGCGTTCTAATACAAAATTGCGACCTGTTGCGTTCTAAAAATGTGCGACCTTCTGCGTTCTTATAAGATTTTGCGACCTATTGCGTTCGATATGAAATGTGCGTTCCTCCTCGTAGATAAAATAGTTTAGGATCTAAACTCCAGGCATAAAAAAAGGGAGCCTTTCAGCTCCCTTTAGTTGTATCTAAGTTTGGAGAACTTAACATCTATAGATATATAGATGAGCCAATGATACAGCTTGGCTTATTAATTTGCAATAGGTGGCCATGATCATAGATCAATATTCAATGATTTAATTTCTCTAGTGCCTTTAGGTAATAAGGCTCTCTTGATCAATACATCATCAACATAAAACCTATATTCCCTGTCTCCATTCTCCAAGATCTTATGAGTAGTTCTATGATTTAAGAATAGATGAGAGTTAGAGCCACTTGTTCCGATCCTAACTTCTACTTCTCCCCTTTCTCTTACTCCATAAGATTTATTTGACTTGTAAATACAGGCCGTTATTTTATTCCATATTGGATAAGATTGTGCCATCGTTTAGTTCTCCTTGATCTGATTTTCAGATCATAAAATAGGGGGATTGCTCCCCCTGGTTAATATTACTTAAACCCATCGTTCAAGTATTCTTGAAATAGTTTAATT